TCGTTTACTCCCTTATAGGCAGCAGCCTGCTGCTTCTTTACCCCTTCGAGTTTCTTCTTTGTGGCTGCATATTCCACCCCCCGCCGTTTGATGATTGCTTGTGCTACTGGTTCTTTAATTTCTCTTTGTCGAGAAACGGGCTCACAATCTTTTCCGTTTGTATAAATATCATGGTTGCCGCCTTCTCGTTTTAACCACCACCCATTCTTTTCTAATAGTTTTATTAGGTCTCGGCGTTTCATATCCTCACCTCTTGATTATATTATACGTGTTTTATACGTATATGTCAACCCTTTTTCAAAACTTTTTTAAATATTTTTCAGCCTTTTGCCATTTGGCGGAGGGCTTTTTTGATACCCAAAAAAAGGAAGTGATTTTTATGTACTGTCCAAGAGATGGAAAGTGTGTTTTTGACGGCTACAAGACGGCGGGAAAGCATATTTGCGCCTTGCCTAGGTGTCAATATCCCCGTGAACTAAAACAGGCCTTACAGAACCGTATAGCCAATATTTTAGGACAGCCACAGGGCAGAACCAGACGGGCGCGGGAGCTTGAACTATTAAAAGAGCAAATTAGAAAGATAACTATGCAGGAGGGATAAAAGATTATGCAAGTAGAAACGATGGACGGAACCTTTTGCAAAGGCTGCCCTTATGGAAATGTAGAAATATTACAAACAGAGTATAACTATGGAAATGACTGTGAAACGATTGTATGGATTCGATGTATCCATTACGATATGTGTAAAAGGGCTTATAGGTTAGATAGAGATGTTCAACTATAAATCTACTAAATGGAAGCATAAGCAAAAAGCCATATTGCGCCGTGATGGATACATGTGCCAATGGTGCAAACGATATGGAAAGCAAGTATCAGCCACTACAGTACATCATATCAAGCACGCTGATGAATACCCTGAGTTAGCATACACAGACAGCAATCTAATCAGCTTATGCTCCGGGTGCCACAATAAGGCACACCCTGAGAAAGCGCAAAAGACAAGAGGATATTAATCATGAATGCACAAGAGTTTAAAGCACACATGCAATTGATATCAGTACAAGCCAGAGAAGATATAGAAGCCGCACACATAGAGGCTGATGATCTTCTTTGTAATCAGTTATCTGAACTTGGATACACCGAAGGAATTAAAATATTTCAAAGCATGGAAAAATATTATGCGTAGTCCCCCCCCTATCCGACGCGCCTTCCGGACGCCTATAGGGACCGGCGTGGGTAACTTTTTCCAACTCTGAGCTTAAATTTGAAGAAAGGGTGCAGTTTATGACAAAAAGCAACTGGAAAAATTTAATAAACGAGCAGATGGCTGCACTCGGTGTGCAGAACAGCGCATATAATTCGGCAATTGAAACGCTTGCGGGTATCTTGGAGCAAAGGGATAGAACCTTTAAAGAGTTTAAAGGTTCCGGCGGTAAATCCGTGATCGAATACACGAATAAAGGCGGCTCCACCAATATGACAAAAAATCCCCTCCTAGTCTTGTGGGACGACTTAAACAAAAGCGCATTGGCGTACTGGCGCGAATTAGGTTTAACCCCCTCCAGTTATAAGAAGATGACTGGCGATACAGTTAAGAAAGAAAAGGCCGGAGGATTGGCCGCCGCTCTGGCAAGCGTTAAATTTGATTAAAGGGAAAAACTGGCCTGCTGTGCTAAAGTACGCCGAAAGCATAAGAGACGGAAAGAAAATCGCATGTATTGAATTAAAACAAGCGGTTGACAGATTCTTTTGTGACTTAGAAAACCCAGATTATTACATAGAAAGCAAGGGCCCGGAATTTTGTATTCAGATCATAGAAAAAACACTGTGCCACCAACAAGGGGAAAAGCTTGACGGGACACCGCTGCGTGGCACGCCGTTTCTTCTGGAGCCATTCCATAAATTCATTGTGTATAACCTTCTTGGTTTTAAACTGGCCGGCACTGATGTGGTTAGGTTCCATGAGGCATTGATCTTTATTCCAAGAAAAAACATCAAGACAAGCTTTGCGGCTGCCCTAGCGTGGGCGTTATCTCTTTGGTATCGTAAATCCGGTTCCAAGACCTATATCACCGCAGCCGCTTTGATGCAGTCTCTGGAGAGCTTCAATTTTTTAAATTATAACATAGACCGCATGGGAGAAAACGCTAAAAACGGAGGCACGGTCAAAGTAATCGATAATAATAATGAACATTCGCTGGAATCGTCACTCCCAGACGGTTCCTTTTTTATTCGCGCGCTGGCCGCTAACCCTGACGCGCAAGATTCTTTGAACTGCAATATCGCGATCTGTGACGAAATTCACGCTTTCAAACAGCCCAAACAATACAATCTTTTTAAAGAAGCGATGAAGGCATACACCAATAAACTGCTGATCGGCATTTCGACTGCCGGAGACAACGAGCAGGCTTTTCTTGGACAAAGACTAAAATACTGCCGGAAAATATTAGACGGCACTGTTAAAGATGAGCAATACTTTATTTTTATGTGCTGTGCCAATCCTGATGAAAACGGCGATATTGATTACACAAACCCCGCCGTCCATGAGATGGCGAATCCGGCTTACGGCGTTTCGATCAGGCCTGAAGAAATCATGAATGACAGCCTTCAGGCTCAGAACGATCCTCAGCAAAGAAAGGATTTTTTTGCGAAAAGCTTAAATGTTTACACCAACGCCCTAAAGGCATATTTCAATATAGATGAGTTTAGAAAGAGTGACCGGGCCTATAACTGGAACTTGGAACAGCTGGCAAAGCTTCCGATTGACTGGTATGGAGGAGCTGACCTTTCCAAACTGCACGACCTGACCGCAGCGGCGCTGTTCGGAAATTACAAGGGCGTTGATATCATTATAACTCATGCTTTCTTCCCTGTTGTCGCGGCTCACTTAAAAGCCGAGCAGGATAATATTCCTCTGTTTGGCTGGCAGGACGACGGCTGGCTTACCATGTGCAACTCCCCTACTGTCAACCACTCCGATGTGGTGAAATGGTTTGTGGACATGCGGAAGAAAGGATTTAAAATCAAGCAGGTGGGCCATGACCGCAAATTCTGCCGGGAATATTTCATCGGAATGAAGGAAGCGGGCTTCAAGATCATAGACCAGCCTCAATATTACTATAAAAAATCCGAAGGATTTCGGCATATAGAGCAGAGCGCCAAGAACGGCGCTCTTTTTTATTTGCACTCAGAAGCCTTCGAGTATTGTGTGGAAAACGTGTCCGCCGTCGAAAAGACGGACGACATGATCCAATACGACAAAGTACAGCCGGAACACCGCATCGATCTTTTTGACGCGTCTGTGTTCGCCTGTATTCGTTACCTAGAAAGCCTTGACAGAAGCAGGGCGGCAAAAAAATGGTGGGGTGAGACATGAGCAAAAAGAATAAAAGAAGCAGGCCGGCTCCCCGGGCTGAGCCCGCGCAGAAACGCAGTATCGCGCTGGTAACACAGAACAAATGGGAAACCCTGGAGTGCTTAGGCTACACCAGTCTGGCGCAAAACCCGGAAATCTGTACAGCTGTGGACACAATTGCCAGGCTGATCGCAAGCATGACGATTCACCTGATGGAAAACACGGACGACGGGGACGTGCGGGTAAAAAATGAGTTAAGCCGAAAGGTGGATATCAATCCGAACAATAACATGACACGTTCCAACTTTATCCACTGGATTGTGAAAACCCTTATGCTGGAGGGCAGCGGAAACGCTGTTGTTTGGCCTGAATACAAGCGCGGGATTTTACGGGATTTAAAGCCTGTTCCTCCCGCCTTTACCGCATTTGTGCCGGTGGGCCTCTGGGATTACCGGGTTGTGATCGCCGGGACGGAATACGCGCCGGATCGTATCCTTCATTTTGTTTTAAACCCGGGAAATTATTACCCGTGGAAGGGTGACGGCTATCATGTTGCTTTGGCAGATGTGGCGAATAACCTGAAACAGGCGTCCGCGACTGAAAAGGGCTTTATGTCCTCTAAGTGGAAACCGTCTATCATCGTCAAGGTTGATTCTCTAACCGACGAATTTTCGAACAAGGAAGGGCGCGCAAAGCTTCTTGCAGATTATATCGAATCGAACGAAGCGGGAGAGCCTTGGCTGATTCCAGCGGATCAATTCAGCGTGGAACAGGTTAGGCCCCTTACCCTTTCCGATTTGGCTTTAGCGGATTTCGTACAGCTGGATAAACGGACGGTGGCAGCCATTCTCGGCGTGCCGCCTTTTGTTTTAGGAATCGGAGATTTCCAGCGGGACGCATGGAATAACTTTATCAATTCCACAATCATGCCGATTGCCAAAAGTATCGAGCAGGAAATGACAAAAAAGCTTCTTTATGATCCCGCGTGGTTTTTCCGTTTTAACCCGTGGAGTTTGTATAACTATTCGATCACCGAGATGGTATCCGCCGGGGCGGAAATGGTAGACCGCATGGCGCTGCGGCGCAATGAATGGCGCAGCTGGGTAAACATGCCCCCTGATCCGGATATGAACGACCTTCTGGCGTTAGAAAATTATGTCCCTGCGGATAAGCTGGGAGATCAAAACAAGCTGAATGGAGGTGAAAACACATGACATGTGAACGCACAGCCCTAGTGAGAGACGGCGGATTTTCCACCCGCGCGGAAGACGGAAACTTATATATTGAGGGATATTTCGCCGTATTCGGAAGCGAATATAAAATGTGGGAAAACGCCATTGAAACCATTGACGAGGACGCTTTTGACGACGCTTTAAACGGCGATATCCGGGCCCTAGTAAATCATGACACCACCCTGGTACTGGGAAGAACCACAGCCGGAACGCTTTCTCTCAGAGCGGACAAGACCGGTCTATGGGGTTCCGTCACAATCAACCAGGCAGACCAGGACGCAATGAATCTTTATGAGCGCGTAAAGCGGGGAGATGTCAGCCAATGCAGCTTTGGGTTTGACATTATCGATCAAAGCACCGAGGTCATGGAAAACGGAACTACAGTCTGGAAGCTGAACAAGGTCAAATTGTATGAGGTTTCCGTAGTAACCTTTCCTGCCTATGAAGACACCTCCGTCCAGGCGCGCAAACGGGATTACGAGGAAATTCAAAAGAGAAAAAAAGAACAATGGCGGGAGGAAATGCTCCTCCGTCTGAAAGGAGAAAAAAATGGCACTGAGAATACTGATGCTGAAAAGAAGCATTGACAAGAAAAAGGAAGAACTAGAGCTGCTCCGCAGCAAGGATTCGGAATTTGAAACCCGTGAGGCAGAGCTGGAAGCCGCTATCAACGAAGCTGAAACCCCTGAACAGGAGCAGGCCGTGAGCGAAGAGGTAGAAAAATTCGACGCCGACAAAAGCGCCCACGAGGAAGCCAAAAGCGCGCTGTCCAGGGAAATTGAAGGCCTGGAGGCCGACCTGTCCGCGCTGGAGGCAGACGCCCCTAAATTAGATGAAATAAAACCAAACCAAAAGGAAAGGACTGTAAATCATATGACTGAAATCAACATTCGCAGCCTGCCCATGAATCAGCGGGCGTTTGACGCGCTTTCTATGGAGCAGAGAAAAACCATCGTGGAACGTGACGACATCAAGGACTTTTTGACGCAGCTTCGAAGCATGAAGGGACAGCAGAGAGCCATTTCCGGCGCGGAACTGACGATCCCGGTTGTATTCCTGGACCTGATTTCCGAAAACATGTACCGCTATTCCAAGCTGCTTAACCGTGTCAGGGTCCGCAATGTAACCGGTGAAGCCCGGCAGACTATTGCCGGAACTGTCCCTGAAGCTGTATGGACTGAGATGTGCGGCGCGATCAACGAGCTGTCCTTTGTGTTCAACCAGGTAACTTTGGACGGCTATAAGGTGGCTGGATTTGTACCGGTGTGCAACAGCCTTCTGGAGGATAACGACATCAACCTTGCCAGTTGGATTGTGGAAATGATCTCCGAAAGCATCGGCCTGGCAATGGACAAGGCGATTCTTTACGGCAAGGGCGCAGCAGGCAAAATGCCGCTTGGTATTGTGACCAGACTGGCACAGGCCTCTAAGCCCTCTGATTACCCCGCGAACGCCCCGGAATGGGTAGACTTACATACCTCCAATATTCTGAAAATCGGCGGTTCCAGTTCCACCGGCGCGGCGTTCTGGTCTGAATTAACCCTTGCCGCTGGAAATACCTTTACCAGATACAGCCGTGGAAATCAGTTCTGGGCTATGAACAGCAAGACTTATGCTCAATTAAAGTCTAAAGTAATTACCTTTACCGCTACCGGCGATATTGTATCCAATGTATTCGGCACTCTTCCCATCATCAACGGCGATATCGATATTCTGGAATTTATGCCTGACGGCGACATTGTAGGCGGCTACGGTGATCTTTATCTCTTGGCTATGCGCTCCGGCATGACCATTGAATCCAGCCGTGAGGTACAGTTTATCCAGGATAACACTGTCTTTAAAGGCAAGCAGCGCGCTGATGGTATGCCCGTGATTCCCGGTGCGTTCGTCGCGATCAATATCAATGATGAATCTGTAACTACCGCAATGACCTTTGCGGCCGATACCGCAAACGACGCGCAGCTTTCCGAACTGGCTGTCGGCTCTGAATCCTTAAGCCCGAGCTTTGATTCCAATGTGTATTCCTACACAGTAACGGCTTCTGGAACCAACGCAAAGGTGGAGGCCACCGCAACCCAGCCGGGCGCTCAGGTCGCTGTCGCTTATAACGGAAAGAATGTCCGTAACGGCGGCACGGTAACCTGGACTGCTGACGGGAAAGCCTATCCCTTGACGGTCACCGTGACCCAGGGCAACGCCGTGCGCGTTTATACCGTGAACGTCACTAAGGCGGCAGCAGGCTGATTTTAGGGGGGATTTCCTTGACTGACGCTGATATCTTAACCATTTTAAAAACTGATCTTATGGTATCCAGCAGCGCTCTGGACACTTACCTGCAAACGCTTATTGCGTCAGCCAAGGATTACATCTCCACCGAGGGGATAACCTTGGCTGATTCGCAAAGCGACGGAATGTTGGTTGAAATGTACGCCGCTTATTTGTACCGGCGCAGGCGTGAGGAAAATGTTCAGATGCCCAGAATGTTACGCTGGGCACTGAACAACCGCCTGTTTTCAGAAAAGGGTGCGGTAAATGGATAGCTTGATTTATCTGATTTCTCAGGCGTACAGCCAAGATGACATCGGGCAGGTAATCGCCTCAGAAAGCAAAAATGAGGTCTGGGCAAGCCTACAGTCTATCACCCGGGCTGAATGGGCGGACGCGGGCCAAAATGGATTGCAGCCCCAGTTTGTGGCGGTTACTCCTATTGTGAATTACAACGGAGAGAGTATCGCTGAAATCAACGGAAAACGCTATGGGATTTATCGCACATATTTTTCGCCGGACAGCGATTCTATTGAGCTTTATCTGGAAAGAAAGGTCGGTGTATGATGGCTAATGTGAAGATAGACGGATTAGCAGATGCCGTCATGAAGGAGTTGGCAGAGTACAATCAAGAGGTAACTGACGGGATAAAAAAGGATATTCGTACCGTAGCTAAAGAATGTGCTAAAGAAATCAAAATCAGCTCTCCCAAGGATACCGGAGAATACGCTAAAAGCTGGAGTACAAAGGTGCTTTATGAGGGTACCGATGATATTCGAATTTCAGTTCACAACAAAAAGCATTACCAGCTGACTCATCTTCTGGAATACGGGCACGAACTGAAAAGCGCAAGCGGAAAAACCTTAGGTACAGTTGGCGCAAAACCCCATATTCGCCCCGCTGAACTGAACGCGGAAAAAAAGCTGATGAAAAAAGTGAAGGTGACGGTGCGTGGTGATAACTCTTGAAAATATAAAAGAGATTCTGAAAACAAGCGGACTTCCGGTAGCTTACGGATTTTTCCCGGAAGACGCAGCTCCGGATCTTCCTATTTTGGTCTATCAGTCGGTTTATTCTAACAACTTTTCGGCAGATAACGTTGTCTATAAAAAGTTCGACCACATACAGATTGACTTGTATACAAAACTGAAAGACCCGTTAACAGAGGGCAAGGTAGAAAAGGCCTTGTCCTCTTTTTATTGGGAAAAAAGCGAGGAATACAACGATACGGAAAAAACGTATCGAATCATTTATGAAATTGAGGTGTAAAAAATGGCAGGAAAAGACAAGGTTAAATTTGGTATTAAAAATGTGCATTACGCGTTATTGACTGACGAAACCACTCCCACATTCGAAACTCCTGTTGCCATTCCAGGAGCAGTGAGTCTTTCTTTAGAGGCAAACGGAGACAGTTCCTCGTTTCACGCCGACGATATGCAGTATTTTGTCACCATCGTAAATAACGGGTATACCGGGGATTTGGAAGTGGCTTTGTTCCATTCTCAGTTTTTGGAGGATATCTTTGGTTACACAATTTCTGAAAAGGACAAGGTGGCAACGGAAAACGCGAATATCCAGCCGAAACCGTTCGCACTGTTATTTGAAGAGGAGGGCGACGTTAACGGCACTAAATATGTGCTGTATAACTGCATCTGCACCAGGCCTTCCCGTTCTCTGGCTACTACCACAGAGACCACCGAACCGCAGACCCAGACCGTCAGCGTAACAGCTTCCCCTCTGCCCGACGGAAGAACTATGTGTTATACACAAGACGAAACACCGACTGAAGTTTTGACCGCATGGTACAACGAAGTATGGCTTGAGGATACAACGGGAGGCGCAGGCTGATGGAAAAAGTAATCAAAATCGATGGAAGGGACGTGGGGTTTAAGGCTACGGCTTTGACCCCACGCCTTTATCGGCACAGAATGGGCCGGGATATTATCCAGGATTTAAACAAGCTGAAAAAAGCGTACAACAAAGCTTTGTCTCTGCCGGATACCGCCACCGATGAAGAAAAAGAGGACGCTCAGCTTTCCAGCCTGGATCTGGAAATTTTCGAGAATGTCGCTTACATCATGGCCCGCCAGTATGACGCGAATGTTCCGAATAACCCTGAGGACTGGCTTGACGAGTTTAAGACATTTTCAATCTATGAGATCCTTCCAAGCGTCCTTGAGCTTTGGGCTATGAACGAAATGCAGACCGCAAAGCCTAAAAAAAAATAGTTCCCCGGGACCGTGAAATGAACGGTTCTATTTTTATGCTCAGGTGCGCCGAGCTTGGATTATCAAAAGAGGATTTAGACGATATGACCGTCGGCATGGTTTATGATCTGACCACCGAACAGGCTAATGACAATGAGAAATATCCAATCAAAGGCGCGCCTGGCTCCATGAAACAGTTCTTTGCGGGAGGTGGAAAAATTGGCTGATAGAATAAAAGGCATCACGATAGAGATCGGCGGCGATACCACTGGGCTTTCGAAAGCGTTGTCCGGTGTAAACAAAGAGATAAAAGATACCCAGACACAGCTAAAAGATGTCAACCGTCTTCTGAAAATGGATCCTGGAAACACGGAACTGCTCAGACAAAAGTATGATCTTTTAAATAAATCAATCGACAGCACCGAAAAAAAGCTTGATACATTAAAACAAGCAGAGAAGCAGGTACAGGATCAATTCAAGCGCGGTAAAGTCAGCGAAAGCCAATACAACGCTTTAAAAAGAGAAGTGATCGCCACTGAAAATAAACTGAGCGACCTAAAATCGGAAGCTAAGCAAACGGATAATTCAATTAAAAAGATTGATGGGACGCCGTTTGAAAAATTAAAAATTGCCGCACAAGAAGCCGGAGAAAGTATCAAAGATACAGGCAAGGAAGCATCTAACTTTGGAGACTATCTAAAAGCCGGAGCGATTGTCGAGGGTTCAAAAGCAATTATATCTGGAATGAAAGATATTGCAGACGAATCCCGTGAATATATGAAAATCATGGGAAGCCTAGAAATTTCAAGCCAGGCAGCCGGATATACTGCTGAACAAACCGCGTCGAGCTATAAAACTCTTTACGGCGTTTTAGGCGATGACCAAACAGCGGCCACTACTACCGCCAACTTGCAGGCACTAGGCCTATCTCAAAGCCAGCTAGACCAAATCATCAACGGCACCATTGGCGCTTGGGCTACTTATGGGGATAGTATTCCAATCGACAGCTTATCCGAAGCGATCAATGAAACTGTAAAAACCGGAAATGTCACAGGCACATTCGCAGACGTTTTAAACTGGGCCGGCACCAGCGAGGACGAATTTAATGCAAAGCTGCAAGCGGCGAACAGCGAATCGGAGCGGGCGAATCTCGTCTTGCAGGAATTAGCCAATCAGGGATTGATGACTGCCGGACAAGCCTGGCAGGAAAATAATGAAGCCTTGTTTGAAAGCAACCAGGCTAATGCGGATTTTCAGGAAAGCATATCAAAACTGGCAGAAGTTATAATGCCGATTGTTACGGAAATCACTCAAGCTGTCACAAAAATCATTGATTTTATTTTGCAGAATAAAGACGCAGTTGTTGCAGCTTTATTAGCGATTGGAACCGGTTTGGCTGTATTCAAAATTGTTGGTATTGTTAGTTCACTTGTTACCGGATTTCAAACGTTTTTCGGGGTTATCAAGTCTGGGCAAGGTGTAATGGCGGCGTTTAATGCTGTTATGAACGCGAATCCAATCTCACTAATCATTATGGCTATTGCCGCTCTCGTAGCGGCTTTTATTTATTTATGGAACAACTGCGAGGAGTTCCGGGAGTTTTGGATTAACCTCTGGGACACCATCAGCAGCGCGTTT